AGGAAAATATTTTTCTTTACCGCGAATATTTAATAAGAGACCGCATGATTCTTTGGGGTCTTGTTCCTTAGCGTGAAGCAATGCGTCATCTTTCCAAGTCATTAAACAGCTAATCCGATACTAGGAAATTCAGCCCTTGTACATTGTCTTTTTGGCGCACGAACACCAATAAGATCAATCGGGGCAGCTAATTCAAAAACAACTATATCTCTTGTTTCTTGTGACTTTCTATCAATTGCATATATTTCTTGAGGAAACTCAGCGTTTGGGTCGGGTGTACCATAAGGATTTACATTTCCAGCAAAATTTACAGCATCAATAAATTTTGCCAGTGTTCTTATTCTTGTTACTGTTGCACCTGTTAAATCGTTGCCAGTTGTTGTTTGATTTGCAGTTAGAAGTATTGATGTAATCGTTCCAAGAACATTGCTTACAGTTAGAGTTGGTCTTGGAATTTGACCTTTTTGATATGCAAAGCCTTCTGCTTGTACTGGAAATCTTTGGTATGTATTGCCAGCCCATACAATCTCACCATTAGAATTTAAACTTGAACCTGCATGAAATCTATATGTTGTATCAGAACCGTGTATAGCTGCTGTTGTTGTAAGTGCAAAAAGTTCAATTATTGAAGATGGATTTATGGATTGAATATCACTGATAACACTAGAACTCATGGCTCAAACACCTCTCTAAATGTGCAACTTAATTTAGCTCTATTGTTGTAGGGAATTGATTTTGTCCAACTTTCGCAAACAAATTTCTTTGCACCAGAAACAGTTGCAGTTACATTTCCACTATTTGTTCCACTGCTTGCAGCGGTAACAGTAAAAGTGTTTTGATCTGCGGCTGTTGCGACAATAAAAGTACCATCTGTTGCAGAACCACTTGTAAAATCAAGAGTTACAGTTTCATTAATTGCAATGCCATGATTTGTAATAGTCACTGTGATTGTTGTTGATGATGATTGTGAATAAGTACCTGTCTTTGATATACCTTCGCCCGGCGGTGTAAATGTAAAACTTGCCTGATCGTTTGCCCTACTATCTAAAAATGCTTCAATAACATCTGATTCAATTTCTGTAACATCAAATTGTAAATTATAAACTTTTGGATTTTGGTGACTTGCTAAACCAAACAAAACTCTGTGTTCATAACCATCAGCAAAACGTACAAGTCTTTTTACAGGCGATGATTTTTTACTAAACCCGACATAAGTAGGTGTAAATGATGGAAAAGTAGCCATTATGCAAGTAAACCTCCCGGACGTTTTTCTTGAACTAATTGTGCCTGAATAGCAGCGGAAAGAACAAGACCAAGTTCTCTACTTTCTTGTTCATTGCCTTCTACATTAGAACCTGATGCGTCTACATTAACAACAATATTATTTGTTACGCCACCACTTGCGCTGCCAATCCGATCATTAGGAATAATAGTACCTGAAGTCTTTGGAATAAAAAGCTCCGGCCCTTTTTCTCCAACGATTGAAGCTCTGCCTACAGGTGGCCTACCGCCATTTGCGAAGCCTAAAAACTTTCCGAAGCCAGTACCACCGAATAAACCACTCAATGCAGCATTTATTCCGATTCTTAACAAGGATGATGAAATATCATTAAGAATTGATTTTGCCGCTTCCCCAAGGCTTTTTGTGCCTTGAATAGCACCAACTAAAGCATCAGTTATACCTGAACCAATATCTTCTCCAATCTGTTTAAAAGCGCCATTAATTTTTTTTGCAACTTCTTCTTGTCTTGTCATTACTTCAACTTTTTTCTTTAATAAGTCTTCTTGTTTTATTAAATCTATAATTTGCTGTGCATCTAATTCGCCAAACCTTTCTTTTAGTTCATTTATTTTTTGTTCCATATTAAATTCTTCTTCTTTGCCTGCTAGTTTTGCTTCCATCGCAGAAATATTTTTCAATAATGCAATTGTTTGATCGTTAAATGCTTTATCAAGGGCAAGTTGAGCATCCCTTTCTTTTTCGCCTTGTAAAATAATTGACCTTTCTTTTAATACTTCAAGCTCTCTTTCAAGACGTTTTGCTGTTCCTCGATCACTTCTATTTGTACTAAGTTGTGATAGTTCAAATTCTTTTCTAGCTACTGCTAGTTTATTTAAAGCAAGTTCTGTTGTTTCTGCTGTTTCAACTATACCTTTTATATTATTGTCAAATGCTTTTGCAGCTTCAGCGGCGGCATTTGCTGAATTTTTATTATCAATAAATTTTGCGGCTAAAGCTCCTAAAGCAATAACAGCTATTCCAATTCCAGTTTTTGCAAGTGCAATTTTAAATGTATTTGCGGCAACTGTTGCGGTAGCAAATCCAACAGAAGTTGCAGCTAACGTTGCTTTCATTCCAATTAAAGTTCCTGTGAATATTTTTCCGCCTACAACTAACCCTGCAAAATTAGCTTTTAATGCTAATAATTGAGCGCTTAACAAAGGCGCAACAATTAATACACCTTTAATTGCAACACCAATCCCAGTAAATATTAAAGTAATTTGACCCGCGCCAGAATTTACAAAATTAGTTATTACTTCCGTCACTTTTGTTATTGCTCTAATTACAGGCAAAACAGCGGGCGCCAATTGATCGCCAAATGCCCTTGATAAATTTTCAGCTTCATTTCCTAAATTTTTAAATACTTGTGTCGGGTCATTTTCTAACAATGCTTTTAAAGAAGATGCGCCATCAAGTTCAACTTTCTTTAATGCCCTAATAACAACATCACTTGTTAATTTGCCTTCTGAAGCAAATTTTTTAAGTTCTCCAATCGTTACGCCAAGTTCTGCCGCGATAGGCGCAAGAATTGTCGGAACCTGTTCTGCAATACTTCTAAATTCATCACCTTGTAAACGTCCAGAACCTAAAGCCTGTGCCAACTGCCTGAAAGCGTTTGAACTTTCCATTGCTGACGCTCCCGCCAGTTTTGCCGCAGTATTAAATCCGATAAATGTTGTTCTTATATCTTCAACACTTACGCCCAAAGGTTGCAAACGCGCAGTAATATTTGTTATTCCTTCAAGCGCTTCTGTCGCACTTAATCCAAATAATTTTTGCGCTTCTGCCGCTATCTCCTGAGATTTTGCAAAAGTTCCTGATGCTTTAGTTAATAATCCAAGTCTGACATTTAATTTTTCAAAATTTGCTGATGTTAATATTGCCTGTCTTCCTAAAGCTGTGACCCCAACACCAAGAATTGCGCTTTTAAGACCACCAAATGCCCTTTGAAGCCCTGATGATTGCTGTTGAACACCTTTTAATGCTCTTGTGGCCTGCGAAGCATCAACTGTAAGTTTTACATTAGCCTGTGCCACAAATCAACAAAACCTTTTCTTATATATTACCTTCTATTTGCTCTTTGGCGATTTAATTCTCTTTTTTCTCTTTCATTCTTAACTTCATAATATGCAGCCCAATATATCAGTTCTTCTTCTGTAATCAAAGAACGTAATTCCTGTAAAGTTTTTCCTAATTGTGTTGCGAGAAAAAATTCAAAATTAATCCAATTATCTCGCGATATTATTTTTTTGCTGTATCAACATTTAATTGAATATCAAACATAAATAATTCAATTTCGTTCAATACACTTTCTGGCAGTTCTCTTTGTAGGTTCGGCGCATCTGCGGGTGCAAATGCTTTAGACCCATCTTCTAATTCTGCATTTTTACAAAGAAGATATGTTGATATTGTCAAAGCATCATCTGTATTTGCGGCTGATTGTGCGCGAACTCGATCATCCCTTGTTAAAGGTTTAAAGTATAAATCAACAATTTTTTCTCCGTTTTTATTTTTAAATTCATATTTTCTTCTGGCTGTCATCTGATCTTTGTAAGATTCAGTTAACAAATCAATCGTTCTTTTGTTTGGCATTGGTTAATTAGTTGACTAATAAACTCAATGTATCAGATAGCGCTAGTAATTGCACCATTAGTTATAAAGCTGACATTTATTACTTGAACTTCGCCAAGTGTCGCGCCATATTCTGCCGAAGTAATAATCCCCGCAAAACTAATTTTTTTGGCTGAAGTGTTTGAATCAGGAAACAGTTCAAACAAAGCATCGCCCGCATCGCCTGTTACTAAAACATCGTCAATAAAAGCTTGATAATCTGAGTTTCCAGAAGGGTCATAAATAAGTTCTGCGGAACCTTCGCCAGAAATCAATCCACCGATAAATGTTTTTGAAGTGTCGCCATTTACTGTTGTTTCCATTGTGTCCTTAGTGATAGATAAAGACCAACTTCTAACGCCTGAAATGTCGGCTTCTGTACCGCCTGCATTTTCAAACATTATTTTGCCAACATCGCCCTTAATCGCAGCCATAACAAAAAAAAGAATTATTTATAAATATATTAACTCTTATCTGACTTTTTTACATCTTTTTTTAATTTTTCTTGCTTTTCCATATATCGCCTGCAACGTCCATCCCAATAAGCGGGGTCACGGCGACCCTTTACAGCTTCGATTGCGTCAAGCATTTGTTCTGTAATTTCTAATTTAGGCATAGTTAAAGTTCCTCAAAAATTTCAAAGGTCATCCGCAATTGCGTTTGAAACTGACCCTCAGGGTTTGGGTTGTCTACGACCTCCGGCCCAATTGGACTATCAAAGATCACACTTGAAACTGTAATTCGATTATATAAATCCCGCAACCTTTTGCCGATTGTGTAATTGTCGCCTGAACCTATTCCCTGCGGTGTAAAAATATTAAAAACAACAATTCCATTTATACGATTCTGTCCGCTTGCATTTCCAAGCGTCAAATAATTACTTTCGCCAAATGTTGTAAGGCATTGAACAAAGGTTGTTACAGCGCTACTATCAAACGACATATTATGAAAAACAACAGGGATTGCGGGGCTACTGGCAAGTTCTGTTGCGACTCTAGCTTCAATTGTTGCTCTCACTGTATTTAAATCAATAGCAGCCATTATTTACCCCTTATTTGTTTATATAAATCTTGAATTTCGTTTGCAAGTTCTTTTGCCAACAGATCAAGATGTTTTGGTTTCAATCCTTTTAAACTTCTGTAAGTACCACCCCAAGACGGCGGCAAACTTGTTCCAAACATAACAGGTTCAGCATATGGAACATTATTATGAATATGATATTTTTTTCTAAAATTTTCTTTTCCTAGTTGGTAATTCAAAGGCTTTGGCGGTCTTATAACAGTTCCTTTACCTGACGAGCCATATTTGCCTTCTTTAGCAGGTGCGCCGCTTTCTGCGTTTTCTCCTATCTGCCAAGAAACAGCAAGTCTTCCAGAATCAACAGGCGAGCCTTCTTTAACAATACGATCTCCCGTCAATACGGCAACAGATAACAAAGTATTGATTTGTTCTTCTGAATAATCCCCGATTTGGTCAACGCGTATTCTTCTCATGTTCTTAGATAAAGGGTGTAAGAAATATCGGTTCCGCCTGATGTTTTAGTAAGGACGCGAATAATATTATGTACAATGCTTGAAATAAGAACCTTATCTTTTGTCGTAGGTTTTGCCGTGACAGCCGCAGCCGATATTGTAATTTTTTTATCTTCCGCCTGAATAAGTTCATTTACTTCACGCAAATTTACATCTTCAAAAACAGCTTTGACAGTTGCATCGCTGTTCGATTCAGAAATAACACCTGTTGTTGTATTGTAAGAACCCGCAGTAAT